ATGGCTCGCAACAAGCTTAGCGAAACAAAAATCAAGGCAATTACGAAGCCCGGCATCTACAGCGACGGCGATGGGCTTTACATAAGAGTTCAACAGGGCGGCAGCAAGAACTGGGTTTTCGTTTGGCGGCGCGGCTCCAAGCGCAATGAGATCGGATTGGGCGGATATGGTCAAGGAACTGCGCCCATCAGCCTTGCCCTAGCACGCGAGAAGGCGGAGGCGGTCCGTAGTCAACTGGCACGCGGGGAGGATCCGCGGTCCGCGAAGAAGGAAGCCAAGCCGAAGACTTTCAAAGATTGCATGGAGGATCTAATCAAGGCTCGTGAAAGTGGCTGGCGCAATACCAAGCACGCGGACCAGTGGCGCATGACGCTTCGCGACTACGCCAAGCCGCTTCACGACCTACCTATCGCAGACATCGTTATCGGGGATGTCAAGGATTGCCTTATGCTGCATTGGACGGAGCGTCCCGAGACTGCAGACCGACTGCGTTCGCGCATCCAGGCTGTGATTGACTATGGTATCGCCCACGAATGGCGAACGGCCGGAAACCCGGCGCGCTGGAAGGGTCTCCTTGAGAAGGTCATGCCAGCGCGACAAAAGCTAACGCGCGGACATCATAAGGCTCTCCCATATAGATCGGCGCCAGCGGTTGTCGCGAAGTTGCGAAAGTCTGCAGGTATTTCATCCAGAATGGTCGAATTCCTGATTCTGAATGGAAATCGAACCGGCGAGGTGAGGGGCGCCGTCTGGCCCGAGTTTGACCTCAAGGCAAAGGTCTGGACGATCCCGAAAGAGCGAATGAAGAAATTCCGCGAACATCGGGTCCCACTAACCGACCGCGCACTTGATATTCTGAATGAAATGCTGGGCCGCGCAACCGGTGATCTGGTTTTCGAGGGCGAGAAGGAAGGCGCGCCAATTAGCGAGACGATGATGACTAAGGCTCTCCGCGCCGCATCTGATGACAAAACAATTACACTTCATGGTATGCGATCGACCTTCCGCGATTGGGCAGGCGATTGCACCGATCATGCGCGCGAGGTGATTGAGGGTGCGTTGGCTCATGTCGAAGGCGATGCGACCGAGCAAGCTTATCGCCGATCTGACGCACTCGAAAAGCGCCGAGCCCTCATGACTGATTGGCAGAAATATCTATCGCCCCCTGTGGACCATATGTAGCGTTTACACTAAATATAAGGGGCGATTGTGGTGGTCGCTTCAAATTCGCGGGTGGTGCCCGCGTGAGAGCTGAAAGGATTCAGCTCGGCTCCTTCCGGGGGTTCAGTTGCAGCCGTACGCTGCCGACAGCGTTCTCGTGGAACGTGGCGCAATAAGCGTCGATCAACGTCAACCCGGCCATGGCGCGCCGGTCACCGAACCTTCTAATTTTCAAAATGATTAAATCGACGCTCGGATTCCGTATCCGCGCGCGACGGAGGAGCAACATGTCCCCAGCGAACGACAACTATGCGCTGATTTCACTAAAAGATACCTGCGCACTCACCTCGATGTCCAAGACAATGATCCACCGGCTCCGGCTAGATGGGAGCTTTCCAACCGCCATAGAGTTGGGAAAGAGGCGGATCGCCTTCCCCAGACGTGAGGTCATCGCCTGGATACAAACCAAGATCGCTGCAAGAGCTGCCGCGTAGACGGAGCTAACATCTTACAACCCCCGTTACCGACCGGCCCAGTGCCGGCGAGGAGGATCTTTGCGCACCTTTTATCACGAGCCACGAGCCCATCGACTTATCGCCGAGCGCGCTTCTGCCGATGCCTCACTTCCGCGGATCCGAGGCTATGCACTCGCAATCGACTTCCTCAATGGTTACGCTGCGGATGCCAGGGTCATCGAAAGCTCCACACTTTTGTTTCCGGAAAAAGTGGCAGGAACTGAAGGCGAGAAGGGTGATCTCCGCCGTTTCGGTTTCGTGCAGTACGCCGGCGAAGGCAAGCCACCTCACTCAGGTCTAGTTCGATATGTCGGCGACGCTTTCTTTGCCGATAAGGGGACGGCAGAGTTTGTCTGGCAAGCGATCATCGAGAAAATCGAGAACGACGCTGACGCCTTGCATCGCGTCAAAGCGGCCACCTTTCGTCAATGAAGGTCAGCGCACTGAAACCCGCAGCCGATCCGGGGAGCGGGTCTTTGCGGTTGCTCGCGACATTCGATCTCGAGCTCTCCGATCAAATCCGGCTTTACGGGCTTCGACTCCTCCAAGCTCCCGACGGCCGGCGCATCGTATACGCCGCACAATCGGGCAGTCGACGGACAGCCACCTTTGATCCGCTGCTGGCGGAACGCATCACCCAGTTGGCATCTCAGACCTACAGCGAGGCAACTACCGCCCATGGTTCCAATTCCAAAAGTTAAGATGACGCCTGCCGCGGCCTTCGATGAAGCCGCAATCCGCCAGCACGTTGAAATGTTGCACAACCTTGCCACAGGCATCGACGGCCTTCTCGTTACATCCACATATTTCGCGAACCCGACTGGGGACAGCGATGCGCCCGGTACCGTTACCCACCACGCGGTGGGCGATATTGATGGGATGGTCGAGGCAATCATGGCGCACGCGTCTACGCCCCACGCGAACGTTTTCACCGGCCTCCAGGTGATGCGCAAGGGACTTACGCGCGGCTCGCGCGGAAGAGAAAGCGATATCGTTGCGCTCCTCGGTCTTGTCGTCGACCTCGACGCAGATACCGGTAATGCCGGAGAAATGCCGGTCGGACCGAACTTTGTCTTGGAAACGTCGCCGGGTAATTATCAGCCGTTTATTCTATTCGACCGCGCGATTGCCCCAATCGACGCGAAGCCCTTGGCCGCAGCCCTAAAGCGTGCGAGCGGCAGCGATCACGGCACCGCGGACGTATGCCACGTCTGGCGTATCCCCGGCTCGCTGAACTGGCCGAACAAAAAGAAACTGGAACGCGGCCGCTCGCCAGATCCCGTCTCCGTCACGGTCGACATGGCTTGGGATGGGAGTTTGACGAGAGTTGAAGAGCTGCACATCGCACTTGGTCCGTCGATGAACGCGCCTGCCAGTCACTCTTCGGTGACCGTGGGTGAGATTCCATCTGTCGACGGGCTTTCCATCTCCGCAGCAGCTTCCGAGATGCTTGCCGCTGATGACGTCGGTGACAGATCCGCGTGGGCTTCAAAGGTCGTTGAGCAGCTCGCTTTCGACGGCCTAACAGCGGAAGAGGCCTGCGCCGTGTTCCTCTCAGCCACCGGAGATTGGTTCAGCCGATATTCGTCGAAGGACGCTAATGCCGATTTCGCCAGGATGTGGGCGAAGTTCGGATTGCCACATATCGAGGCTCGCCGCGCCGGTGCAGACATCGCCGCGGCGTTTGTCGCAAGGCATGCTACGATGGGTGCGCCGGTCGCGGCCAACGACAACAAGCAAACGCCAGCTGACGCGTCCCGGCTCCTACCGACGCCTCCCGAGATGCATCCGGATCCTTTCGCACCCGCTTCAGCCGGCGGTCTCTTAGCCGAAATCGCGACTTGGATCACATCGACAGCGATTATTCCGGTGCCAGAACTCTCGCTGACTTCGGCGCTCGCGCTTATCGGCGGGATGTTCGGCGATAAGGCCCTTGGCCCGACGCGGAGCGGCCTCAACCTCTTCCTTACCACGGTCATGGGGGTGGCGAGCGGAAAGGGGCATGCACCAAAGTCTATCGTCGCTCTGGCCGCCGGATCGGGGAAGCCGGGCGCAGTGACGAACGGCGACCCTACATCGTATGCGGCCATTGAAAGGATGCTGCGAAAGAACAAATCGACGGTTGTCGTGATGGACGAATTCGGCGTAACACTGCAGGACATCAATGCAAAGCGCACCAATGCCGCGTCTGCGTCGATCCGCAAGTTCTTGCTTGCAATCTACGATCAGGCGGACAGCGTCTTTCATGGTCGTCAGTACGCATCCGACGAGACCAAGAAAGACGACAGTCCGATCGATGGCCCGGCGTTGACAGTCCTGGGCATGACCACACCTGGCACGCTCTACGCCGGCCTGTCGGACGCTTCCTTGAATGACGGATTTCTCAGTCGCTTCATTTTCATCGAAGGGCAGGGGCCGGCACAGATCAAGCCGCCGTCGCTGAATCGGAAGGCGGTGATGCCGGCAGGTTTGGTTGCCACGTTGAAGCAGGCACAGACCGACTTTCCGGCCCCCAAGGGCTTTGGAGCCAAGAAGCTGATGATCCCGTTCGAAGGCGGAGAAGATGGGGCCGCTTACAAGCTCTGGACGGAGATATTTCTGTGGCAGCACGATCCCGCTTGGAGCGAACGTGAGCATCACGTCAATGGTCGAGCGGCCGAGAACGTTGTTCGGCTCGCATCAATTCGAGCCGTAAGCCGCGATCCGAGAAACCCGCTGGTCACGGAGGAAGATGTCGCGTGGGGCTGGGCCATCGTTTATCGCTCGATCGAAATCGTGACCGAGGGTGTCGAGCGTCATATGTCGGGATCTGCAGTTGAGGCTCTCAGGAAAGCAGTGATCCGGGCTCTTGAGGGGGCGCCGGGGAACACCCTTGCATGGAGTCACATCCTGCAGCGCGAAGGGGTAAGCGCCCACGACGGCGACGACGTGTCAAAGGCGCTGCAGTGGCTCATCGATACTGGTAAAGTCGAGAGCCTCAAGCCGCAAGCCAAACCGGGCGCACGAGGGTCATTCAAACTTGTGGCAGCTCCACAAGTTGGCTCACAACTTGTGACGACGGCCGCCTAGAACTTGTGAAACTTTTGGCTGGTTGGAATGACGCCAAAAGTTCGTGCATCAAAAAAAGCTATGTAGAAACAATAATATAAGAGATAAAAATCTCTTCTTTTTTCTTACTTGTGAACTTGTGACGACTTCATTTCACCCCGGTTTTTAGGGTGGTTTCCTGTCTGCCCTAAAGAGTTTGCAAAAGTTCACAAGTTCCCAAGTTCACAACAGATCCAACCATGGAGGAGCAGATGACGAATCCGAAGCCCATCTACCACTCAGAACTCCAATGCTCTGTTTTCAGCTTATCCTATGACTTCGTGACGCGGCAGGGTGTGCTGAACATGGCCGAGACCACCGCCTGTGACATGAATGGCTGCATTGCATTCTTTCAGCGCATCGATCCCAAGGTGCAGGCCATACAGACGAAAGCCGGCAACCTCGATGACACGAGCTATCTGCTCGTCGGGAAGGAATGGAAAGCAAATCTCCCGCCGCGGAAGGAGGTTTGAATGATCCGATCACGACTCGAAAACATTGGCGGGCCTTTTCCCGGCGTCGGCGCCGCTCCAGAGATGACGAGGGATTTCGTTCTGCCGCGCGACCGACGAGCAGCCTTCGAGAAACTCAATGATGCCGCGGCGCGGCGGCCCACCATGGTCGACTTCGGGTCGCTCGCGCCTGCCAACGATAACCGTCCCGGAAATAAGCAGATCAAAAAGGCCTCAAAATGACGCTAAAATACAAGTCGTTCTCCGAAGCACTTTCTGCCGAACCGACTCCTGTCGCTGCAGCCAACGACAACAAGCCCGTCAAACAAGCCCAGCCGCGCTATCGCGGTACACTTCCGGCACTTCGGTGGCTTTTTGACAATCATCCGAATCTTGCGCAGGCGGTGGCCGAAGCAATGCCGAAGCCGAAGAGCGACTGGTCGGTGGAGATCGCTGAGAGCCGCCAGGAAATCCGTCCGACAATCGGCGAACTCATGAAGGCCTCGGCGGGAGCGAACCCGGTTTTTCAACGAGGTGAGAAGGGTTGTGAGCGCATCAGTCTCGGCTCGCTCAAATTTCGCAATGGCGAACTTTTGGAATGGGGAGTGACCAAAAAAGGCCACAAGCTCCGACCCGTCGACCGGGTGTCTCCACCGAGTGCCGACAAAACTCCGACGAGAAATCCTGATCGCTATCTGAAAACAAAACCGACAACGAGGTCACCATTGGAAGCCACGCCATTGCCAAGAAATATCTCGAACCGTCCCGTCTTGCTGCCGATGTTGGATCCGCTGCCGGGCGTAAGTGAAGCCCGTCGACTATTACAAAGTCTTGGCGTCGACGGCAGCGTTCCCTTCGAACAACTGCCGTTTCGCGCAACCAAGTGCAAGGACGGTGTAGCCAAAGGAGCCGGATTCATCGGTGGCGTCTCAAACCCCAAGGGGAATACCTCAGGTGGCGCTCAAGCATGGGAAGCACCGGAGGTACGGCAAGGAGAAACCGCCGCGGTGATCGAGGAGGTTGCCGCACGCGGTTCGCTCAAATCTATCGGAATGCGGCTTGGCTACAGCGAAGATTATGCGGATCGGGCCGGCAAAGCGGCGCTCGTCGAAGCGGCGATGGTTCTCACGGCGGCGAACGACAACAATAAAGTTGCAGACGATGTGCCCAAACGTGGCGCGTTCTAGCGTATCTATATGAGAGGAATTCGGGCCGCTTAGTTGGTGCCTCTTTTCATTGAGGCGGCTCTCGATCCGCGGACGTTCATACTCGCGTTGATCGCTGGGTTAGCCTTGAGTCGCCTGGGCGATATTTTGGCAGTCATGAGCTTTATGTCGTGAAATCACTGAAATATGCCCGGGCGTAGCTATTCGGCCGCTCGCTGCAACGCGGTTTCGAGGCGATTGATGCGTCTCTCCATTTGTTGCACCTGCTCTTGAAATTCGGCGTAATCTGCCTCTTCCTCGGCACTCACCTTCCAGTCGTACAATGCAATGCCGAAGAGAATGATGGTCGAAACGATGGCGGCACAAACAGACCAGAAGATCCGAATATCAGATACCGCCGGCCATGAGAAAGCCGATGAAGCCATGAGAAAAACTAAAGCGATCAACGTCCATGTTTTCCGCCACAAAAAGAAGTTGGTCAAATCTCGCATTTCGATCTCCTTTGATGGAGACCAATTAGCGTGTCAAAATTGAACAACCGCAAATATTCATGGTGCAATTCTAAGTAAATAAGCATCACCTGGCGCTTCTCCTCGGCGACGGGCGATCCTGCGGCCGCTCCACCGGAAATGGTGTTGAGCGGCCGCTTTCGGTTTGCTGAGGAGGTGGTTGGCGCCTGCTGCCCAGGTTATGACGCTGGGGTTAGAAATCGAATGAAAGTTGTCGTGGCCACGACCTTACATGCGAACAGACGTGTTCTCGACGACCGAACCGCATGCGGACATAAGCCCGAACCTTCACCAACTTTGACGCAAAAGCACCCATGCTTTGCCTCTCCTATCTTAGGTGGGTAGATCCCACCGCTCTAGGGCGATATGCCCTTGCGCCATACGAGTTCAGATAGGTCCTGCTGGCGCCAACCACCGGTAGAATAAATCAATATCAATCACACTTTCAAGAGGCGCCGATGTGGGGAATCGCTTTTGGCTTCCGCCCGACTGAATGGCGCTTCGGCGCGTGCGATGCCATTGAGAACGATGGCACAGTAGTCGGGCGCTGGTATTGCTTCGGGCCAGTCGCCATCACCTACGACTACGTCTAGTTCGGCTCATGACTGCACTGGTCAAGTTCGACACGTCTGCTTTTGAGAGAGCTGCCAAGCGCCTCGAGGCATCTCCGAAGCAGATGGCTTTCGCCATCAGTAAGTCGCTGAACGCCGCCGCGCACGATACGCGCCGCACGCTGATTGCCCAGACGTGGCCGCAGCACATGACGCAGCGCAACAAGGGTTTCATTGCATTCGCCCTTAGCGTTGAGAATTCCAGTCGATCAAACCTCACGGTCAAGATCACTGACGCCCGCGCCAATGGCCGCGGCAATCTCAAGCTTCATGCTGACGGTGGCGTCAAGCGCACCGAACATCACCGCGTCGCTGTGCCAATTGCAGGTCAACGCCTCGGCCCAACCGGTATCGCCAAGTCACAACGACCTGCCGCCATTGCTGGCGCATTCGAACGTAACGGCGCGATCTTTAAACCGTACGGAAAAAAATATCCGACCTACGTTTACAAGCGTGGCAAGAAGAAAGGCCAGGTCAGTAAGGCCGGCGGATCGTGGGGCGGAGCAGGGCGCGGCATCAAGCGCATGTTCGTGCTCAAGCCGAGCGTGACCATCAAGCCAGACGTGCCATTCCGCCGCGACTTCCGTGTGAGCATGGAAGCGAATATGCGCCGCGCCACGACATCATCGATGGCCAATGTGATGAAGGTGGCTATGCGTTAAACGCATAGCATGAAGCGCCTAAGCATTGCAATATGTGCGTTGCTTTCCCATCACCTATGCATAAAATTTCCGAAGGTACTTATATTTCAATAGTTTCTCGCTGATCGCGCCACCGCGTGCTTTCGCTAGGTACAGATATTTTATTGGAGGGGGGCCATCATGTTTAGGCTCCGACATGTCGGAGCGTTGAAACGATGGCCACCATTGCAGAAGTCGCAGAGCACATCGACGTGAACACGCGCACCGCAGCCGATCTGGTAGCGCGCGGCGTCATCACGAAGTCGACGCGCAGCTCGTACGATCTCGACACTGTGCGGCTGGAATACATCCGCCACATCCGCGAAGTCGCCGCCGGCCGTGAAGCCGCACAGGCCGTGCCTCCTGGAAAGATTGACGGCGAGCAAGAGCGCGCCCGCAAGGACAAGGAAGCGGCCGACAGGCTTGAGCTTCAGAACGCAGTGACGCGCGGCGAGCTCGCGCCGCTCTCAGAAATGGTTTCGGCCGTCACGTCTGCGTTCGCTCGTGTCAGGGCAAAGATCCTGACCATTCCATCGAAGGTCGCACCACTGATCGTGGGGGAGACGTCAACGGTCGTTGTTCGCGACGTGGTGAAGAATGAAATCCACAACGCTCTCGAAGAGCTCGCAGGCACACGCCTCCGAGACTGGACATTCAGCCCACCGGGCGATTCAGAAGAGCTGCTGGAAGGTTCTGACACCTCCGCCGGATCTGACGATAAGCGAATGGGCCGACAAGGAAAGACGCCTAAGTCCGGAAGCGTCTGCCGAACCCGGAAGGTGGCTAACAGCTCGCGCTGAATACCAGCGCGGTATCATGGATGCCATGGCGGACCCGGCGGTAACGAAGGTCGTTATCTCTAAGGGCAGCCAGGTTGGCTATACCGAGATCCTGAACAACACCATCGGCTACTATATCGATCAGGACCCTTCTACGGTCTTGATCATGCAGCCGACGCTGGAGATGGCGCAAGCATGGTCGAAGGACCGCCTGGCGCCCATGGTGCGCGACACGCCGGCGCTGACCGCCAAGGTGTCAGACAGCAAGGCGCGCGACAGCGGCAACACCATGCTGCACAAGTCGTTCCCTGGTGGTCAGGTGACCATCGTTGGCGCCAACTCTCCAGCAAGTCTTGCATCTCGACCAATCCGCATTGTGCTCGCCGACGAGGTGGACCGTTATCCGGTCTCCGCCGGCGACGAAGGCGACCCGCTGAAGTTGGCACAGAAGCGTCAGCTGACGTTCTGGAACCGCAAGACGCTTGTCGGCTCGACCCCTACGATCAAGGGGGAAAGCGTCATCGATCGCGAGTTTCAGAACAGCGATCGGCGCCGCTATTTCATTCCTTGCCCTGATTGCGGAGTAGGGCAGTATCTCAAGTGGTCGCAAGTTCATTGGAACTCGCATGAGGGGCATAAGCCGGAAACGGCGCATTATGTCTGCGAGGACTGCGGATCGCTTTGGAATGACGCGCAGCGCTGGGCCGCCATCCGACAGGGTGAATGGCGAGCGACTGCCGAGTTCAAGGGAACGGCAGGCTTTCATATCCCCGGCCTTCTGTCGCCGTGGGTGAAGCTAGAAGAGATCGTCACCGAATTCCTTGAGGCGAAGGATCACCCTGAGCTTCTAAAGGTCTGGACGAATACCGTCCTTGGCGAGACGTGGGAAGAGCGCGGCGAGACTGTTTCGGCAGGGCCGCTGCTCTCGCGCATCGAGACATACGACCGGAATTCGCTGCCTGATAGCGTGCGTGTGGCTACGGCCGGCGTTGACGTCCAGGGCGACCGCCTTGAGGTTCAGACGGTTGTCTGGGGCGCCGGCGAAGAGGCGTGGGTTGCCGACTATCTCGTGTTGCATGGCGATCCGTCGCAACAAGACACATGGCAGCGCCTCGACGAGTACCTGTTGACGCCGTTGATGACGGACGCCGGACGATCCATTCGCACGCATTCGGTTGCCATCGATACGGGCGGCCATCATGCGGCAATGGTTCTCGCATTCTGCAAGAGCCGAAAGGCGCGGCGGGTGTGGCCTATCAAGGGCGCGCCAGGAGCAAAGCCAGTCTGGCCTACGCGTGCGTCGAAAACCAAGACCAACGAGAACCTCTTCGTTCTTGGTGTGGATACGGCGAAAGATGCCATCTATGGCCGCTTGCGCATTCCAGCGCCTGCGCCGGGCTACATCCACTTTCCGCAGGCCGAGGCGGTCGATGCTGACTATTTCTTTCAGCTAACAGCAGAGCAGGCCGTCACGCGCTATCGTGACGGGCGGCCCTACCGCGTGTGGGTTTGCGCCAAAGGCAAGCGCAACGAGGCGCTCGACACATTCGTCTACGCCTACGCAGCCCTGAAGTCTTTGCGCACACGGCTTGATGTCGTGCGTCGCCCCAAGGCTGAACAGCCTCCGGCCGACGAGCCGGAGGCACAGGCACCACCACCCGCGGACGAGCCAGCGAACGACAACGTTCCTGTTGCTGCTACCGTTCCGACTCCTGTTCCCGCCCGCGAACCGCCACCACGACCGGCGCCGGCACCTGCTGCCGTGCCGCTTGTAGCACAAGCGCCGCGGAGGCGCGGCCCGGTTCGGCGCATTAGCCGCTCGAGCTATCTCTAGGATTTTCGATGTCCATATACACACAGGCCCAATACACGGCGCTTTGCGCCGCGATTGCGGCTGGCGCGACGAGCGTCAGCTACCAGGGCAAATCGGTGCAGTATCGAGATCTGCAGCAGATGCTTGAACTCAAGGCGCTGATCGAGGCCGACCTGAACGGCACCAAGCTCAAGCGCCAGTTCCGCCCCGTAACATGCAAGCGACTTTGAGGGGCGGATCGTTGGCGTTTTCTCTTTTGAAGTCGTTTGGCTTTGGTCGAAAGACCAAGTCGGCCAAGGCATACTATACCGGCATGGGTTTCGAAGGCGCGCAAATGCGCCGCCGGCTGTCGACGTGGCAGCCGACCCGCGCCAGCATGACACAGCTCGTGTCCGCAGACGGAGAGCAGCTGCGGGCGCGCTCCCGCGATCTGTTGCGGAACAATCCCTATGTGGCGTCGGCCGCAGAATCCTTTGTTGCCAACCTCGTCGGCGCCGGCATTAAGCCGTCACTGCTGCTGAGTGATGCAGCCACGAAGGACGGCCTGCAGAAGCTTTGGCGGGAATGGACCGACCAGGCAGACTTTACCGGCCAGACGGATTTCTACGGCTTGCAGGCGCTTGTCGCCCGAGCGCTGTTCGAGGCCGGCGAGTGCTTCATTCGCTTCCGATCTGGCAGCAACAACATGCCGGGCGTGCCGCTGCAGTTGCAGCTGCTGGAAAGCGAAATGCTCGCCTACAACAAGAACCATATGGCTGATGACGGCAACCAGATCATCAACGGCATTGAGCTTGATGGCAACGACCGGCGCATCGCCTATTGGTTCTATTCGGTCTATCCAGGCGATCCATACTACCGCGTTCACCCGCTGACCTACGTCAGGGTGCCGGCGGATGAAGTCTTGCATATCTACCGGCCGCTTCGACCGGGGCAGATGCGCGGTGTTCCGTGGATCACGCCGTCGATCGTGCAGCTGTTCCTCGTCGACCAGTACAATGACGCGGAGCTTGAGCGCAAAAGGCTCGCCGCGATGTATGCGGGCTTTGTGACGAGCGCAGCGCCGGCCGATATGTTCGACGAAGACGACGACATCAGTCCGAACGGCGAGCCCGGACCATTCCCGGTCTTGGAGCCTGGCACGATTCAAAGCCTGTTACCGGGCGAGGATATCAAGTTCAGCGAGCCGGCCGAGGCTGGAAACTCGTACGAGCCATTCCAGTATCGCAATCTACTAGCGGCCTCGTCGGGAATGGGCGTGCCGTATATGTCGGCGACAGGTGACAACGCCAAGGCGAACTATTCCTCGTCGCGTCAATCGCTTGTCGAGTTTCGCAACCGCCTGACGCAGCTGCAACACAGCTGCATGGTTTTCCAGATGTGCCGCCCGATTTGGGCGCGATGGCTGACGGATGCCGTGATCAGCGGTGAGTGCGATATTCCGGACTTTCTTCAAAATCGTCGGAAATACTTCAAGGTCAAGTGGATCCCGCCGCGCTTCGATTGGATCGACCCGCTGAAGGATGCACAGGCAGAAAAGCTGCTCGTCGACAATGGTTACAAGTCCCGCAGCGACGTCATCGAGGAACTTGGATTTGATCCAGAGGAAACCGATCGCCGCATTGCAGCTGACCAGAAACGCGTTCGCGATCTTGGAATTCTGCTGACCGACAGCCCGCTTGGACAATCTCTGTCCAAGACGCCGTCGTCCGATGACAGCGACCCGGACCATGCCGAATCAAAACAAGAACAATTAGAAGGGCAGGCGACCAGATGACCCGATTCAAGAGGGTGAAGGCTCTAGCGCCGTCACCAGCTGAGATCTGCCTGTTCAGCGGCATTGGCGCCGATGAGACTGGTGAAGGCATTACGGCCCAATGGTTCGACGCTGAATTCAAAGCCCTCGGCAATCCAGCCGAGGTGCTCGTCAGGATCAATTCGCCTGGCGGTGACGTGTTCACTGCTGAGGCAATCTTCACGATCCTGTCGATGTCCCAGGCGCAGATCACGGCGCGCATTGAAGGTCTTGCGGCAAGCGCCGCCACCCTGATTGCGATGGCCGCAGATCGCGTCGAGATCGCCAGCAACGGCTTCATGTTGATCCATGAGCCGTACAGCGCCGGTGCGGGCGGGACGGCGGATGAACTCAGGATTGCTTCGGAAGATCTGCAAAGGCTGACCGATCGCTACGTTGAGGCATACGCAAAGAAAACCGGACAATCGGAAGAAGATGTTCTCGCTCTGATGAAAGAGAACCGTCTTTTGAGCGCCCAGGAAGCCGTTGAATTCGGCCTATGCGACGAGGTCATCGACCCATCGCAGGCGTCGATCAACCTCAAACTCGTTCCACAACATTTACGTGCGGCAGTTGAAACTGCCATGCATAAAGGAATTGCTATGGCTGTAACGCCAAAAAAGAACAAGACCGAGTCGGCCATTGCTGCCCTGTCGGCAAAGCTTGATGCGCTCGCCGCCATCGTCGCCAAGGCTGAAGATGATGGCTACGCCGAAGACGGCGACGAGAACGACGACAAGCCGTCCGATGCCAGGAAGGCACGCAAGGCTCGCAAAGCGCGCGCCGAAGACGACAACGATCTCAGCGCAGAAGATGACGACGACATGAACGCCGACGTCGACGACGACGACAAGCGGGCTGACGCCGACGAGGACGACAAGGAAGACGACGACGAGCCGACCGCCCGCAAAGCGCGCGCCGCCGTCAAGGGTCTCTCCTACGCTCGCCGCGTCGCCGATCTCTGTGCTCTTGCTGGTCGTGACGACCTGACCGCTGGCTTCCTCACGAAGGCTGTTCCGGTAGCAGATGTCCGCCGCCGCCTTCTGAAGGCCCGATCAGAAAAGGAGGGCAGCACCAGCAATGCTCGCGGTGCAGTGGTTCGAACCAAGCAAGAAGACGTCGCCAAGGGCTGGGATGCAGCCGTCGCAAAGCTGGGCAAGCGCTAAGGAATTTCAGACATGACCACTTTTTCTCAGCAGCCATGGAGCCTTGAGTTCCTGGTCACCGAAGCGCCTGGCTACATCTCGCGCGACGTCATCACGATTGCCTCGGGTGCCGGCATTATTCAGCCTGGCACTGTGGTTGGCAAGATCACTGCCAGTGGCAAATACGTGCCCTCGGTTCCCGCGGCATCTGACGGCTCTCAGATCGCAGCCGCCATCGTCGGTTTCCGTGTCGACGCAACCAGCGCCGACCATCTCGTGACGGCCTTTACCCGCACCTGCGAAGTGAACGGCAAGCACCTCACGCGCGACGCTTCGATCGACACTCCGACAGAGATCGCCACCCAGAACGCACAGCTGGCAGCGCTCGGCATTTCCGTCCGCTAAAGGATTATTTGACCTAATGGCAAGCATGGACATTTTTAACAGCGATGCGTTTCACACCGTATCGCTGACCACTGCGCTTGAAAAAATCCCCTACAAGCCGCAGTTCCTGAACGAGCTCAATATCTTTGAGCCCGTTCCGACCAACACGCGAAGCATCGCCATTGAAAAGCGCGACGGCTTCATGCAGCTGATCCCGACGTCGCAGATCGGCGCGCCTCCGACGCAGCTTCAAGACGATAAGCGCGATATCCGCAATTTCAGCACCAGACGTTGGGCAAAGTCCTTCACGCTCTACGCTGAGCAGATCAACGGCATCCGCCAGTTCGGTACTGAAACCGAGCTGATGCAGGTCCAGGCCGAAGCGGCTCGCCGCCTATCGCGTCTGAAGGACGACTTCGACCTCACCGCCGAATATGCCCGCCTCGGTGCACTGCAGGGCAAGTGGCTGGATTCGGACGGCAGCGTGCTTATCGACTGGTTCGCTGAGTGGGGCATTACGCCGAATACTGACGTTGCGTTCGCATTCTCGAGCTCCTCGATCAATGTGAACGATCTCTGCAAGAAGATCGCCCGTGGCATGGCACGTGCCGCTAAGGGTGGCTTCACCAGCAGCACGAGCGTGCATGCACTGGTTGGCGATTCCTTCTTTGACGCCCTCGTCAAGCATCCGTCCGTTGAGCTGACCTACCAGAACTGGCAGGCGGCCGAAGGTCTGCGCGCGACGCAGGCAACGGTATTCGATGCCTTCTATTTCGGCGGCATCTACTTCCACAACTACCGCGGTACCGACGACAAGTCGACTGTTGCGATCGGCGACAACGCTGCGGTCTTCTTCCCGGTCGGCGTCCGTGATCTGTTCCAGACCGCCTACGGCCCGGCTGAATTCGATCCGTGGATCAACACGTTCGGCCAGGAGCAGTATGCTCTGACGATCCCTGATCGTGACCGAAATGCCTGGACGAAGTTCGAGATCTACAGCTACCCGCTGTTCATCTGCTCGCGTCCGGAAGTCCTGTACACGGGCACCGCCAGCTAAGCAGTAGGGCCGCCATGGATTTTGACAACCTGGTTTTGTCGCCATGCATGGCGGCTTTCGGCGTGACTGTAATGGTCACGCCTCTAAAATCTCAGCCGACCGCTCCGCCATACCCCGCCACCGGCATTTACGATCGCACCGTGGCAACCGTGATGCTGGCAGATGGCTCGGAGATGGCATCCACGAATGTCACTTTGGGCATTCAGCTGAGCAACTTTACCATCCCACCCCGCGAGGGTGACAAGATCGTGTTGAGCGGCAAAGCCTACAAGGTGGATGCGTCTACGCCTGACGGCCAGGGCGGTGCCGAGCTGAGGCTAAAAGAGATCAGATGACCAGCCACACCACGGCCATCCGAGAGGCGATCTACAGCCGCCTTGAGAACCTGCCGGGCTATGTGACGATCCGCAAGCAAGGCACGCCGACGCTATCGGTTGACGACCTCCCGGCACTATCAATCTTTATTGCCGATGAGCGACTTGATCCGGACGGCGACGCCAATGCTGGCCCGCCGAAATTCGGGGTCACTGCGACGATCATTATTGCGGTATCGCGTGGTTTTGACGACCCATCCGTTACTGACGGCATCATCGACGCCGATATAGATGCGATCGAGAACACGCTGCTGACCGATCCGACCTTTGTGGGATTTGGCACTGCGCCCGATGCGCGCTTCGAATCCATCAACGGCATTCGCCGGCGTCGCATCTTTGAGAAGGAAGGCGAGTCTTACTTCCTCGAGCTGCAGCTTGAATTTCAGTTCTTTTATCGCTGGATCTACGATCCCATCATCAGGGACGATCTCCAGACTCTCAGCGTCACGGCAAAGCCGAACAACGACGGCACGGCGGACACGTTCAACAGGACGTGGACTGTTCCAACGTCCTAACCAAAAAGATCCCCACCACATGAGCACAACGGTTTTTGTCGTCCCCACAGAGGCGGGCGCGAAGCTGAGCCATCCCGTCTCCGGCATTCTGCCAGATGGCGGTGCCGACTGGCTCGCAGATCAATTCACGTTCCGCCTGATCAGGGATGGAGCCATCGCCAAGAGCGAGCCGGCACCCGCGAAGGCGTCGAGCACCAGCGCGAAAACGGATAATTCTTAATGTCTGTTTCTTTCAATTCATTCCCCCAGACCTGGAACGTTCCGCTCTTCTATGCGGAAGTCGATTCCTCGCAGGCAGGTACTGGCGGCACAGCCAGCCACCCTGCCATTTTCATCGGTCAGAAGCTTGCCGCAGGCGCTGCTGTGTCGAACAAGGTCTATGCCATCGGCTCGGTCGCCGTCGCAAAAAGACTTTTCGGCGAAGGCTCCATGCTTGAGCGCATGGTTTACCGCCTGTTCCAGGTCTATCCCGCAGCGCTGCTTTACGGCATGGCGGTTGATGATCCAACAGGCGGTGTTGCGGCCACACAGACGACGACTGTCTCCGGTACCGCAACGGAATCAGGTATTATCTCGCTCTATGTGGCCGGCCAGCTTGTCAGCGTCGGTGTGAAGAGCGCCGATACGGCGTCTGTGATCGCCACCAACATTGCGGCGGCCGTCAACGCTATGACGACGCTGCCGTCGACGGCCGCTGCGGTGGCAGGTGTCGTCACGTATACGTGCCAGTGGAAGGGCGCAACCGGAAACGATATCGTCGTCACCGACACCTATCTCGGCTCGAACGGTTCGCAGCGTCTGCCGGCAGGCATTACGCTTGTCCATACTGCGGCTACCAATGGCGCCGGCGTCCCGGTCTTCGACAACGCCATCATCGCGCTGGGCGAAACGCAGTATGACTTCGTCGGTCTGCCTTATACCGATTCCAACACGCTCGCCGCGTTCGACATCGAATATGGCTTCGGCGACACCGGCCGTTGGGGCTGGATGCGCGAACTATATGGTGCGGTTTGGAGTGCCCGGCGCGACACCTACAGCAACCTCATGACATGGGGGCCGACCGGCAATTCCGCGGTTGAAACCGTGCTCGCGGTTGAGCCTGCGTCGCCGACTCCGGTCTGGGACTGGACGGCAGCTTATACCTCTGCTGCCATCCGCGGCCTGGCGAATGATCCGGCCCGGCCGCTTCAGACGCTGGAAATGACAGGCGTCCTGCCGGCTCCGACCGAGCAGCGCTTCACCGTTGCCCAGATGAACAATCTGGTTTCGGTCGGCATTGCCATTCAGAGAGTCAATCCGAACGGCTACCCGGCGATCATGCGCGAAGCCATGCGGTACCAGAAGAACAGCTATGGTCAGTCGGACAACGCGTATGCGCTGGCGACCACACTGTACACTCTGGCCGAGATCTTCCGCCGCATGAAGGGCGCGATCACGAGCAAGTACCCGCGCCACAAGCTGGCGAACGACGGTACGGTCTTTGCAACGGGGCAGGCGATCGTCACCCCGAAGATCATCAAGGCCGAGCTCGTATCGGAATATTCGGACATGGAATATGACGGTCTCGTCGAGAACCTCGATGCCTTCGCCTCTAATCTCGTGGTTGTTCGCAACAGCACCAACCCCGACCGCGTCGATATTCTGTATCCGCCGGACATCATCAACGGCCTGCGGATCTTCGCCGTTCTCGCGCAGTTCAGGCTGCAGTATTCCAGCGCTTCCTAAAGGATAACAAAAATGGGGCTTAGAGCCGCAGGCACCGCGTACGTCAAGGTTGACGGAACGCAATACCCGTTGCGCGGGAATCTGGTGATCATGCCGTCCTCGGTAACGAGGACGGGCATTGCCGGCCAGGACTATGTGCACGGTTACTCGGAAATGCCGGTCGTTCCTTACATCGAGGGCGATTTCACGCTGACGGACGACTGGCGCATTGCCAACATCAAGGGGATTACGGGCGCGACGGTCACGGCCGAAATCGCCAACGGTCATACCTACACGCTGAAAAACGCGTGGCAGGCCGGCGATCTTCCGATGGAAACAGCGGACGGCAAGGTGAAGATCCGCTTCGAAGGCACGACGTGCATGGAAGGAACCTAACTAGTGGCGGCATGGGAAGACGGAAAGTTCAAGTTCCACTTCGACTATGAGATCGAAGCGCACGGCGAGAAGGTGAAGGAATTCGTCCTTCGGGAGCCCAACGGCGCCGACGTCATTTCGGTCGGCAATCCGGTCCAGTTCGACCCGATCAGCGATCCACCGCGCGTCCTCGTCGACGACAAGCGCATGGCGGCTATGATCAGCCGCCTTGCCGACGTGCCGCCTTCATCGGTGGCAAAGCTTAAGCCGAAGGATCTAATCAGCCTCGGGTGGCATCTGACGCCTTTTTTCATGCCGGTGTAGCTGACGATTCCGTCAACATGGCTATCGATCTGGCGATGACCTTTCACGTCAACCCGTTCGATTTTCTGGCTCGGCCTCACCATGAGTTGGCGGAATTGCACAGCTACACCTTGAAATATTTGGAGCGTACCCGCGATGACTGAGGCTCTGGTACTTCCGGCAACTGTCCTTGATGGCTTTTCCAAGCCGCTGAAGAACCTTGTAAACAGGCTGAAGGACATCAAAGTCCCTGACGGTATGAAGCAGGTCGGCAAGCAGATGGAGAGCTTGCGCAAGGAAGCCGAGGGCGTCGGTAAGGCAGTCACGAACGGCATGGGTGGCTTGACGTCTGGTCTAGGCCTTGGCGCAATCGGCGCCGGAGCCCTGACGGCCGCGGGAGCGTTGGGCGCCGTTGGATCGGCCGTTCGCTCGTTTGCCGACAATGCCGTGCGGATGAGGAAGTTTTCTCACGAGACCGGCATTGCGGTCACCACGCTGCAAAAGATGCAGCAGGTATCGGACGGCCTTGCGATAGATCCGGACGCCATTGCTGGTGGCCTTTCCTTCGCCGCTCGCAACGCAGACGCAATGCGTCTTCATCAAGGAAATTTTGGCGCCATTGCTGGCCTACGAGGCGGCAAGGGCATTGCTGATGACCTGGCGAATACCAAATCCAATGATGAGGTGGTTCAGAAAGAGCTGAACTATCTTGCAATGCAAAAGGATGCGCAGTCACGACGCACCTTGTCTGGGTTGTTTTTCGGTAGTGAAGAGTTTGCGGAGTTCGGCGCGAACGGCAAAGCCTCGCTTGACAAGCGCATGGCAGCCGCTGGCAAAAATACCTACGTGCCTTCTGAGGAGGATACGAAGAAGGCCGAGGCGTTTCAGGACGCGATTTCGCACCTGACTACCAGTTTTGAGAATTTAAAAAATTCAGTCGGCGGCAAACTCGCACCAGAGATTACTGCTGCAGCAGATGCTTTTAAGGAATTTTCGGACGCGCATGTCGATGACGTGAAAGTCTTCTTTCATGACGTCGGCGAGGATCTAAAACAGGTCGATTGGAAGGGTGTCAGCACCGATATTCAAACTGTCTTTAAGCATCTCAAAGACGGTGTGGAATGGGCCGAAAGCCTGACCAACTGGGATGCGATAAACCCTCCAAAGCCAGGAGACATCGCCAAGGATCGCGAGTCTGCAAAAGACGGACAGCGTTACGGTACCTCATTTGGCTATGTCGAAAAGGGCAAAGCTCTCGATAAAATTCTGGAATGGTGGAATTCTGGCTCGTCAGGTTCATCGCCAAACTCGGATCAGAAGAGCCAGGATACTCCATTCTGGGCGCCATTGCCTGAATGGAAAAAATCCGGTCAGAACAGCACCAGCGCCGATGGCAATATTCATCCAGCGGCCTACCATCCAGGCATGCAGGCGGCCATGATCGGAGCTTCCACGGCACGCGACAATGCCGCTGTTGCCATACTCGCGAAGGGTGTCGAGCTCGGCATGATTGCCTTCACCCAGAGCTATCTCGGCGGCGGTGCTGGAACCGGTATTGGCGGCGCCGATGGCATTCAGAAGGCGTCTTACGGCGGGCGGGCTACCTTTGGTGGCGCCGGTACTGGTGGCAGCTTTGATGTCAGCGGAGCAGGCACCGGCCCGATCCCGACAGGGACTAAGGCGAGGCGCGCCAAGGATATCGTCGAAAGCCTGAAGGCCGCAGGCATGTCTCATGAGAACGCCGTCACCTGGGCCGGAGCCACCATGGGCGCGGAATCTGCTTACGGTGGTGCACAGCGTGGCGATTTCGTTAACGGCCGACCGACTGCATTCGGCGGCGCGCAGTGGCATATGCCGCGCGTGCGGGACATTCTCAGCGGAACCGGGATAGACGTCAGAAGCGCCGGCATGGGCGACCAGACCAAAGCCATGATCTGGGAAATGAAGAAAATGGGCATCTGGGATAGGGCCGTAAAGGCCAAGAACGCCCAGGAAGTCCTGCGCCTGGCGATCAAGGAGTACGAAAAGCCGCTAGATCAGGGGCCGCGCCAGTTCAACAGCCGTGCTGCAATCGCGAACGCACTGCGTAAGTCGCTGGAAAACCAGCAGCCAGAGCGCAAGTCAGCATCGAGGGCGGCGGCAAACGCCGGCCTTCAAGGTGGATCTGCGACTAGCGCGCCTACGCCGACTGGCAAGGTGGATATTCACGTTCACAGCAAGGATCATCCTGTCACCGTCAAGCGCAGCGACAGCGATCTCTTCCAGGATCTGAAGATCGACCGCGGCAAGTCCGTGTCACTCTGAGCACCACGTAAGGAAACAAGATGTCATCTCCACTCTGGAGGCAGCTACTGCTTCCGGCGTCGTTCCGTGGTGCTCCATTCCATGTGGAGGGTGGCGCGAAAGCGGGCGGCCGGCGCACGGTGACGCACGAATACGCCAAGCGCGACGATCCCTACACTGAAGACATGGGGCGGCGCGCGCGCAAGTTCTCGATCTCCGCCTACGTCATTGGCGAAGACTACACCATATACCGCGAGCTGCTGACTGCCGCCCTTGATACAGAGGGCGGCGGTACGCTGATCCACCCGACCATGGGCATTATGAATGTGGTCTGTGAGGGCTACAGCTGCTCAGAACAGCGCGAAGAGGGCGGTATGGCGCGCTTCGAAATCCTCTTGGTCGAGGCAGGAACCAGCCCATACACGCCGGCCGCAGCAGACACGCAATCCGCAACTTCTAGCGCGGCTGACAGCGCGGGCAGCGCTGCTGCAACTGCCGCAGACACTGCGATAACAGTTTGACCCGCTCCGAATTGAACGAGGCCGTGGCGATCCTTCAGAGCACGGCTGCTAACCTGTCGGCGCTAACGTCTGGTACCACGGAAGAAGGCGCGGCGCTCGACCGAGCATGCACCACATTGAATTTCGACGCCAAATCGCTGTTGCAGGCTGGATCGATCGGCACGACGGCGCTGGCGTGTTTCACCGCAGCTACCACGGCCGGCATTACATCCGATCAGTTTTATGCGATCCGGTCGACCATTTCGGCGCTGACACCGAGCTACCCGGCTGGCACCACGATGCGGCAGATGTTGCTCAGAATGTGTATCGCCGAGGAGAGCAGGGCGGTTTCGAATGCCATTTTGACCAGCCGTAGCGAGGCTGAAGCCATTCTCGCCCGCATGGTCGATGACTTCGAAGCGATCGAAGACTACGCGGCCGACAATCTCGAATCCGCTGCATATCAGGCCTTCATCGCGCTGCATGGTGCGGTTGCTTACGACTTGTCGCAGCGCGCTAGTCAGCTTCCGAAACTGGCCACTTACACATTCGGCAAGCGCCGCACGTCGCTGACACTGGCGAATGTCCTGTACGGCGACGCCAGCCGCGCCGACGAAATCATCAACGAAAATAGCCCCGTTCACCCGGCCTTCATGCCGGATAGCATCAGGGCGCTCACGGAGTAATCCGTTTTGCCCAAAATCGAAGAGACGTGCGAGGTCACGATCAACGGAAAGGTCTTCCGTGATTGGGACTCAGTGACGGCGACTGCGAGCATCAACCCGTTCGTCCGTATGGTCACCCTGACCGTGACGGAAAAGGTCGGCGCCAATGGCGCTGTCGGGCAGTCTTTGCAGATCAAGACCGGTGACGCCGCTACGGTGAAACTTGCTGGCCAGTTGTTCGCATCTGGCCATGTTCATGAGCGTCAAGTCGCCTACGACGCCAACAATCATTCGGTGCGCGTGACGTTTGCTTCGCAGGTCCTGAAGGCGGTTGAGCAGTCTATCCCGCTGAAGGATGGCGAGTTCAAAGGCTACAGTTTCCAGGCGATCGCCAACAAGGTGCTCGGGCCGCTCGGCATTGCCTTGAAGGCTCTAAATCCGCCGTCCGGATGGGACAAGGCATTCAAATACGTAAACATCGAGCCAGGCGAGACGATATTCAATCTGCTGTCCAGGTTGTCGAAATACCGTGGCATTCGGCTTCATGACGACAAGGACGGCAACATCATCGCGCGCGGAAGTGTCGATAAGAAGCCGACTGCCGAATTCGTTGAAGGCCGGAATATCCTTTCAGCCAGCTGCCTCGCACAAAATCCTCGTGACACGGCACAGGAGGTCGTGGGTCAGCAGCGCGGAAACGACAACAGCACGCCGGCGCAGAACCGCGGCGCATATTCCGGCAAAGCCGATGCGAACGGTTCGAACTACAGCACCGACAAACAGATACAGGCCGATATTCCGGCCGACAGCGACGATCTGAAACAGGCTGCTGGCTACTACAATCTGCTTTCCCTGGGTCAGCAGGTCATAGTCCGCATTGTCTATCAAGGCTGGCTTCTGTCATCGGGCAAACTGCCTGAGGTCGCTGACTACACCTCAATCGATTCCCCGATGCTGTTGCTGAAAACCTCTAATCTGCAGATTGCTGAGGTCACTTTCACGCAGGATCAAGCCGGAACGCGCACCACCCTGATCGCGCAGAGCTGGATCACGTCGCCGGGCAGCTTCGAAACGTCCAAGCCAGAGCAGACCGCCGCCCAAAAGGCGACCTCCACACCCTTAACTCCAAGCGCTCCTGTCGTTACCGGCCCTGGCGGGCTGGCGGGTCCGGTGTAGCGCACAGCGAGACCTTCATGACAATTGCACGCGGAAGCATAAAGTCCGTCAAGGATGGCGGCAAGCTGCGCACACTCAACCTTGTCGGCTTGCAGGACGAAAGCCTTTCCGACGTCGAGCACTTCGAAAGCTATGGGCTTACAGCAGTGCCGGCTGCTAGTGGCAGCGATGGAGCCGCTGAAGCCATCATTGGTTTTGTTGGTGGAAACAGGTCGCATCCAATCGTTCTCGCGTTCGGAGATCGCCGCAGCCGCCCCAAAGGCAGGCCAGCCGGTGATGTGACGCTCTACCACTACAACGGCTCCGAAGTTCACCTTGCCGCCAGCGGGATCAATATCAACACCGCCGGAAATCCTCTCACCATCACTGCCGGCGGCGTCACCATGACGATTTCGCCGTCCGGTGTGGCAATCCAAGGCGGCACGGTCACGCACAACGGCAAGGATATTGGCTTCGACCATGTCCATACGGGCGTTACCACTGGCGGCGGCACGACGGGAGCACCGGCTTGAGCAATATTCGCATTGCGCCAGGCCAGGGAACGGAGGCCATCAGACTTGACTGGCTGACCACGGATCAGAACACGCTCGACAGCACCCACGACCTCGTGTCGGCCGTTCTTATGGCGATCGGTACGGATCGGCGCGCCAATCCCGACGATGAGTTGCCGGTGGACGGTGACACCGATCTGCGCGGTTGGTGGGGAGACACCGACGCCGAGGAGATCTGGGGCGGCTGGCAGGTTGGTAGCCTACTCTGGCTTCTGAACCGCGCCAAGATTACCGACGAGAACTACAAATACGGCGCCACAGTTGCGAGGGCTAAGACGTATCTCATCGAGTGTCTTCAGCCTTTTCTCGATCGAAAAATAGCAACAAAATTGGAAGTGGACGTACAGCGCTACAACGAGAAAAGCATATCCGCTTCTATTGTGCTGTACCGGGGGAACAAGTCCCTAATCTCTTTGCAATTCCAAGATTTATGGGATGACATATCTTGACCTGGTCTACCCCTGATCTAGCGACGCTGCGCAAGCGCGGTCGCGACCAGATGATTTCCGTCACACAGCTCGGTTCGATCGTTCCGAATAGTCCGCTCCGGATTATGACTGACGGCAACAGCGGCATGGCGCATCTGACCCTGCAGTACCTAGATTGGCTGTCGAAGCAGCTCTTGCCGGATTCCGCCGAAGGCGAGTGGCTAATTCGCCACGCGTTGATATGGCTGAAGGATGGTCAAAAGCAGGCATCATATGCCAGTGGCACGGCGACTTTTACAGGCACAGCGGGAATGGTCATTTTGGCCGGTACCGAGCTCAGTAACGGCGCGATCGCGTTCCAAACCACCGCAGACATTACACTCGGTGCCGGGGCTACAGCGGGCAATATTGCGGCGCAGACAGCCGGCGCAGACGGTAATCTTGATGCTGGCACATCACTCTCTATCACCACGGCCCTTTCCGGTGTCGACGGCAACGCGACAGTCGTTTCGCTAACTGGCGGTACGGACGCTGAGAGTGAAAGTTCACTGAGAAATCGCGTTATTGATCGGATTCAGAAACCGCCACAAGGCGGCGACGCCGACGACTATGTGGCGTGGACGCTTGCAGTGCCGGGCGTAACCCGCGCGTGGTGCTCACCACTCGAGATGGGGCCAGGCACTGTGACCATCCGCTTCATGATGGACGATCTGCGTTCGTTGAATAACGGACTGCCGACCACTGCCGATATTGCGACCGTCAAAGCTTATCTTGATACCGTGAGGCCCGTGTCGACGAAGGATATCTTTGTTCTGGCGCCGACGCTGTATCCGATCAGTTTCACCATCACGAATCTGGTGAGCGACAGCGCCTCGACGAGAGCAGCCATCGCGAATGCGGTCACCGCTATGCTAAAGGATAGGGCGACGCCGGCCTATTCGTCTAACGGCGTCGCCCAGCCTGCTCAGACAATCTATGCGGCTTGGATATCGGATGCGATCCTTGGCGCCTCGGGCGTCGAAAGTTTCACCCTAACCATGACCGATCAGGTTATGCCAAACAGCGGGTGTATGGCGGTGCTGGGGACCATTACCTATGCCTGATACGCACGTCAGGCGCACCCAGTCCGACTATCAGCAGGCGATGGCGGACAACCTGCCTACGGGCCCAGCATGGCCGCGCGAGCCAGACGCCATCCTAATGAAGGTGCTAAACGGGCTTGCCAGCAACTGGGCATATGTCGACGGCCGGGCAGCGGATCTACTGGAGATCGAGAGCGATCCGCGCCTCACGTTCGAAATGCTAGATACGTGGGAAGCCGCGTGGGGACTTCCTGATCCCTGTGTCGCTGAAGCCGTAACGATCGGCGACCGGCGAAATGCGCTTGTCCAGAAGATGACATCCGAGGGCGGCCAGTCGATTCCATACTTCATCGGTGTGGCGGCCGGCCTGGGATATACCGTCACCATTCAGGAATATTCCCCTTACATGACGGGTATCAGCCAATGCGGCGATACACGAGTGAGCACCTCCTCGAGCGATTACCGATGGATGCTCGGATCGACTGATCTTCGGTTCGAGTGGACCATAAAGCTGACTTCTAATCGCGAAACCTGGTTCAGAACTGGGGCAGGCGGTGGTGAGGTCGGCGTCGACCACATGGTGACGATAGCGCTCGCTACCGACCTTGAGTGTGTCATCCGACGATGGAAACCGGCGCAGACCGAAGTTTCCTTCGACTACTCCCTTCTTTCTTAAGGCTCCTCCGGGGGCCTTTTTTATTGGGCACCTTTTTCATGCTGTATAATCAACCACTTGATCAGGCATCCAATCCGAATGCCCCTTACGTCAACGGTAATCCGTCGTCGGGCATTCAGGGTTCTATCATTCCGGCCGCCGCCGTTGAATATCCGCAGCGCGAACTGATTGCGCTCATCCAGGCAGCTGGCTTCACCCCAAGCAATACCGATCTGGCGCAGGTGGCGAAGGCCATCCAGAGCGGCTTGCTTAATTTTGCGGTCGCCGGCGGTACCGCCGGTGCTTTGACCGCATCGATTACGCCTGCTCCAACGGCATTGTTTGCAGGCCTGAGCGTTGTAATCAAAACAACACTGGCCGCATCAGGCGCGACGACCCTGAATCTGAACAGTCTCGGGAACAAGCCAGTTGTCTGGGGAGATCAGACTATCCCCGTCGCCAACGATTGGGGTGCTGGCAGTCTGCTTGAGCTACGTTTTGACGGAGCCTCATTCCAGATTCAGGGCATCAGCCCGTCGTCAATTCAAACCGGTCGATGGAATACAGCGACGGCTGGCGGCACCGCAAATGCGCTGACCGCGACGCTAACGCCGGCCCCCGCAGCCGTGGTCGTTGGATTTGCTCTCGACATTCTCATTTCCACGACTAACACGGGCGCTGCGACGCTCAATCTCAACGGACTGGGCGCCAAGCCGATCGTCACGGCGAACGGGAATGTGCTTTCTGCCGGAGATCTGTCGGCCGGCCGCATGGTCACTCTGGTTTATGACGGAGCCAACTTCCAGATGACGTCGCCGCCGAGCGCGATGGGCTATACCAATCTCGTAACACTCTCGACCTCGGGGACGTTCACCGTCCCGCTGGGCGTGTCCTTGATTCGCGTTTGGCTCATCGGTGCAGGTGGCGGGGGCGGGTCTTCTAATACTAATGACCCTGCGGCCGGTGGCGCTGGTGCGCCATGCGGGATGCGCACCATCCGGGTAACTCCGGGGCAAGCGTTCCCCTGTGTCTTCGGGTCAGGCGGCAATGGGGGTAGCTCGCAGGGGCAGGGGGCTACTGGCGGTACAACAACCGGCTTCGGAATGACAATCACCGGCAGCACCGGCGGCTTTGGTGCTGCGACGTCGGTTACCACGCGGTCTGGCGGTGCGCCAGGCTCGGTAACAGGTGCTGATATTACCTTCCCCGGCCAGCCGGGGGGGCTCATCACGGGGCAAACAGCCACCAGCTCTGGCGGCGTAGGAGGCCGTGCGGGCGGTCCATATGGTGGTCAAGCTGGTATCGGCGGTGCATCTACAGGAGGCATCCCTGCGGCCGGAAACTTCGGCGGCGGCGGTGGTGGTGCTGGTCCGGTGATTGCCGTTGGTGGTACGGCATCTTCTGGTGCTGTTTATATTGAATACTGAGGGTAGATCATGAAAAGCGCAATTATTGAAGATGGTGTTGTCACCAACGTCATCGTAGGAACTATCGACGGCAGCATCGAGTGCGGTGATGATGTCGGAACCGGGTGGACCTATTCAGGCGGCGTCTTTGTGGCCCCGCTCGCACCAACACCGAGCAAGGATGATCTCCTCTCGTATGCTGCCGGAGTTCGCTTCACAAAGGAAACGGGTGGCTACGCCTACGATGGCCACCTCATTTCCACTGATCGAGACAGCCAGTCGAAAATCGGGAATGTTGCGCTCGCGGCAACCATCAAGGGACAGTCGTTCTCGACACAGTGGAAATGCTCTGATGGCGCTTTCGTTACCCTGACGCAAGAGACGGCTGTCGCCATGGCTACGGCCGTCATGACCTTTATCAGCGCATGCTTCGCGACCGAGGGTGCAGTGGCGGCCGAGATCTCATCCGGGGCGATTCAGACGTTCTCGCAGATTGACTCCGCCTCATGGCCAGCTGCCTCCTCGCCGTCTTTATTGGTGCCTTCAATGGGCGGGGGAATCAATACATAAGGCAAGGGTGCAACACACTTCCCAGCAGGACGATAACGGCTAGTGGTTATTACGCATCAGTAAGAACTATCTCTTGCGGAAGATTGCTACGGCCTGACCAAGCGCCTCTCCATTCCATCTAGGGTCTCCGCCATCAATGAATTCGACAACATCGAATCCTGCGTGGGCGGCCCAGATAGCGAGCTGGTTGCGCTCGGTAAACATGTTAAGGTGAGAGGGCTGCTTTGCCGCTAAGGTAGCGACCGTGCTTTGGAAGACGTGCCAGTGTCCCTCTTCGGCAAGCTCGAGGAATGAAAAGACGAAAGTCCCGCCCGGTTTCAGCACGCGAGCTATATCTTGCAAGTATAAATAGATTTCAGCCTGCAAGAGATGGGTAAATACGCTGAACGCGTATGCAAGATCAAACGAACCGTCTTCAGCCGGGACCGAAAGTTGCTGATGCTTCACAAACGCAAAATGCTCAGGTGTTTTCGTTGCCGCATAGTCGAGAAGGCTTTGCACGACATCCGTCCCGAGGAACCGTTTGATATCAACTCGCTTTGATAGATGGCTAGCAACCCGGCCACTACCGCAACCGAAGTCGAAGATGGCATCTCCATCCTTGGCGCCCGCATAAACAACAACCTGGCTCGCGATGTTGCCGATGGTATCGTAGTTTCCGCCCACGGCGATGCTCATCGCTTCATCCATCGGGTATTTTTTTATTAAATGGGCAACATGCCGCTCATAGTCTTCAACGAAATGAAATTCTGCCAATGTCTTCCCCCACGCAACTCCGGCGCGAAGTTGCACGATAGCTTTGGATATGACAAGCGTAAAAACATTAGTCTTTGCTTCTTTAGCGACAGATTCGCAGGGTGCGGAGGGTACTGTCAGCGTCGTTTTGAAGGTGAAATTCGCGCGATCGTCCCGATAAAGCGATTGCTGTGGTTCTCAGTTCCTAGAAACTGAAACTCGCCCCGACTGCGGTGGGGTGCGCCGCCGCGCGTGGAGCATTGAGTTCATTGCCGTGGCCCTAGAAGGTTGGTGATTGCAAAAAACTACCACCACCGAGATAATTTATACTCGGCATCAGCGGGTCCGGCGATCAAGGAAAATAACCGCGCAGCCGCCATGCGCCCCTCCATCAAAAGACGGCCTGCACCTAGCATCAATCATCATTCACAGGCGTCCTTCGCAGCCTGTGTGAGAAGTCCGGCAAATCAATTAAGGTGGCCGCATTGGAAACGATGCGGCCATTTTCATGGGATACATTTCAGGGACTGATCGGGGTCAGACGTCGCTGTTGCCAGCCCGGATCGAGGATTACGTTGCGGCAGATGCTGCGGTGCGGGTGATCGATGCCTTTGTCGATGGGCTTGATGTTGCGCAGCTCGGATTCAGGCGAGCGGTTGAGGCCTCGACAGGTCGTCCCCCCTACGATCCGCGTGATCTGCTGAAGCTCTACATCTACGGCTATTTCAACGAGGTGCGCTCCTCCCGGCGACTGGAGCGTGAATGCCGGCGTAAT